CATTGAGATCATTGATGAGTTAATTTCGGTTGGGCGAAGATATGATCCTGAAATATTTACTTTTGAAACAGAAAAGATTGATAAAGCAATAGGCCCATTTTTAGATAAAGAAATGCGAAGAACAGGCGTTTATCTGAACATTGATAAAGTCACTCCTTCAAAATCTAAAACGATTCGAGGAAAGTCTATTCAGGGGATGATGCGGTCGGGGTCAGTTAAGTTCGATAAAAAGGCCGATTGGTATGCTGATTTAGAAATGGAGTTGATGACTATTACCCCGGCGGGGCCAAAAGGGAAGCATGATGACCAATTTGATGCTTTTGCGTATATAGGTCTTACTGTTCACAAATATAATGAAGCGCCGACCTCTCAGGAAATAGAAGATGAAGAATGGGTTGAGGATCACGAATATGAAGAAGCTGGAATCTGTATTTCAACAGGATACTAGCCTTGGTTTCTTGGTGGATAGGAATCCTGACGATACTCTGTCTGTATGGTTTTCTGACAAATTCTATTTAGAAGATATCCACGAAGAAGATATTGATGATATTGTATTTGGTTACGAACCTGATTTAGAGAAAATACAGGCTTTTTCAGAAGATGAACTTTATACATTGTCTGCACAGGACTCCCAATGCCATTAACTCTTGAAGACATTATTTCTTCTGATAATCTTGCTGAAGAACTTGATGAAAAAGAATTAACAACAATATTTAATGACTGCGATACCGGATATCGTGAAGATGTTGAGTCTCGTAAAGAATGGTCAGAACGCCAAGATTCATATATGAAGCTGGCCCTTCAGGTCGTTGAGCAAAAGAATAGTCCTTGGCCAAATGCAGCAAATGTAAAATACCCCCTCCTTACCACGGCTACGATGCAGTTTGGTGCTCGGGCCTATCCTGGTTTAATTCCTGGCCCTTCAATTATTAAAGGTCGTGTTTCTGGTTTTGATCCTACTGGCCAAAAGGCCAAGTCTGCCGAACGAATTGGTAAGCACATGTCCTACCAGCTCATTGAAGAAATGGATGAGTGGGAAGAAGGTATGGATAAATTGTGTGTTTCCATCCCGATTGTTGGTTGCATGTTCAAGAAAACCTATTTCTCGCCATCTAAAGGTAAGAATGAGTCTGAATTAGTCTATCCAAAGCATTTAGTGGTTAATTATTGGACAAAAAACCTCAAAACAGCTCCAAGAATTACGCATGAAGTCTATTTATCCGACAATGATATTTATGAACGCATTCAATCCGGTCTTTTCTTGGATGAAGACTACGTTAAAGAACATGTAGAGGGCGATAAGACTCAAAACCAAGCCCACGGCGTTCAAGAGCCCTCTAATAGTGAAACAATGCCTCATCTGTTCAAAGAACAGCATACATGGCTTGATTTAGACGAAGATGGGTATAAAGAACCTTACATAGTAACTTTTGGTGATGGAAAGGTAGCTCGAATAAAAGCCTGTTTCGATGAAAAATCAGTTATTAACAATGGTGATAAGGTTGTCACTATCGAAAGGACTGAATATTTCACTAAATATGGATTTGTACCTAGTCCTGATGGTTCTTTTTATGATATTGGCTTTGGTCTTCTTCTTGGGCCTATAAACGACTCAATTAACACGACATTAAATCAATTACACGATGCAGGAACAATGGCTACCCGAGCCGGTGGATTTTTGGGTCGTGGAGCAAAAATTAAAGGTGGAAAACACGCTTTTAAACCCTTTGAGTGGCAAAACCTCCAGAGTACAGGAGATGATATTCGTAAGAATATATTCCCACTCCCCGTCAGAGAGCCGTCTCCCGTACTTTTCTCTCTGCTGGGTCTTTTAATCGAAGCAGGTAAGGAGCTTTCTTCTACTGTTCCTATGCTGATGGGGCAAAATCCCGGCCAAAACCAAGCAGCCACTACGTCTATGGCTGTTGTAGAGCAAGGACTGAAGGTTTATTCCTCAATATTTAAACGACTTCACCGATCTTTGAAAGCTGAAGCCAAGAAGTTAAAACGATTAAATAGAATTTACCTTCCTTTAGAGAGTTATTTTCAGGTTCTTGATGCAAAAGAAGGGGCAGAGAAAATCTGGCGGGAAGATTATAAAGACGATGTTACTGATGTTCAGTTATATTCTGATCCAAATATAGTTTCAGAGATTCAAAGAACAATTAAAGCCCAGCAAATCGGCGAATTAATGCAACAAGGAGCTATTCCTAACCGCGATGCAGGAACAAAGATTATCCTTGAGGCTATGGACTTGCCTAACATTGACGAACTTCTAACCCCTCCACCACCTCAAGAAAATCCAGAGTTTGAGCTTGAGAAAATGAAAGTTCAAGGAGAGCTTCAAGTTAAAGGAATGCTGGCGCAAGGTGATCTAGCCTTGAAAGATGCTCAGATAGCAAATTTACAAACCCAAGCCATGTTGAATATGGCGAAAGCTGAAGAATTACAGGATGGAATACAAATAAAAATTTATCAAACTCAATTAGATGAGTTGAAAAATCGCCGAGAGGGAATTCAACAGCTTATAGATAATTCAGAGCGGAGAGATGAGAATGAACGAGGAACGGTATCAGGAATGGCTGGAGAATCCGGTAACTGAGTATTTTCTTAAATATTTAACTGATTCCTCGAAAGAAGAGTCAGAATTATTAGCTGATATGATTATCAGTGGTGGAATTGTTGGAGAATTAGAACAGAAACGTATTTCTACAACTTGTGCTACTCTTATATCTATATCTGAAATAGATTTTGAAGAGATTGATGAATTTTACAAAAGAGAGGATGAATAGATGGAATGTTTAGGAAATAGAGTAATTATATTGCCTGATCCTGTTGAGGTTGAAAGCGCAGGCGGTATTATTCTTACTTTAGATGAGAAAGGTGAACGCTCTTTAACAACAACGGGAACAGTAGTTGATTTCGGCCCTGCTGCTTGGCTAGACCCTATTATGGGTGGTGAACCTTGGGTAAAAAAGGGTGATAGAGTCGTTTATGCGAAATATTCAGGTAAATTCTTTATTAATCCTGAAGATAATGTTGAGTATGTTTGTGTAAATGATGATGCAATCCAAGTGAGAATTTAAAAGAGGATATAGAGATGAATGCAAAAGTAGATTTGAAAGCTGCTGTAGAAGAAGAGATTAACGACGTGAAGGAAGAAAAAACTGTTGTAGATCAAGATTGGACTGATGAACAGGCAGGTGAAGCCGAGGCGATGGGTTGGATTCCTCCAGAACGTGCAGGCAAGCTACCAGAAGGTAAGAATTATATTGGCCCTGTTGAGTTTATGGAAAGAAACCCGCTTTATTCAAAAATGAAGCAACTTGAATCAAGTTTTAGTCAATTAAACACACATTATCAGAATGTTTCTGAAATTGAGCATAAAAAAGCGGAGAAAGAATTTGAACAAAGGATTTCTCAATTAAAAGAAGAAAAGGTTCAAGCTTTAGATGATGCTGACCATAAACGTGTTGTTGAAATTGATGAGGAAATTCGTACTACAGAAAAACCTGTTGAGGCTAGTGGCGAAGACCCATTATTTATTCAATGGAAAGAAAAAAACGATTGGTACGAAAAGGACAGATTTTTACAAGTTGAGGCCGACGACATTGGTGGTAGACTTATATCAAAGGATTTATACGGAGTTAAACTGTTTGATGCGGTAAAGGATCATCTTAAACAGAAGTACCCTGATAAATTTAGTAACCCTAATCGCGGGAAGCCCTCAGATGTTGAAGGCGGTACGCATAGACAGGTTAAAAAAAGCAAAACGGTAACAGAAACTGAATTAACGGCTGATGAAAGAACCATTTTTAATAATTTCGACAGAATGGGTGTTTTTTCAGTAGAAGGAAGTAGGCAGAAGTATTTAGATGAAGTAATTGCACTACGAGACTAGGAGAAAGAATATGGGTAAAGAGTGGAGCGAGGAAAGAAAGTCTGCGGCAAAAGATGCATACGCTAAACGGACAGAAGCTAAAAAATCGGCTGATGCTAAAGAACGTGTACGCACGCCTTTAGGCGCAAAAAGAGATATTTTGAATGTCCAGAATACACCTGATGGTTATGTTGACCGGATTGTGAATGATTTACCTGGACGAATTGACCGCTTTAAAGCCGCTGGCTATGAAGTGGTTGAAGATGCACAACTAGGTACTTCCCATGTTGACGGGAATCAGGCTAGTCAAGGCGTTGTTACAAAAGACGTAGGCAAGGGTGTTAATGCTGTTGTCATGCGTCAAAGAAAGGAATTCTATGAAGAAGACCAATCTGCAAAACAGCGTGATATTGATGAAACTGAGAGCGCCATGCGTAGGAAGAAAGTTAATTCAAATGAAAGTAATGATGGTACTTATGGTGAAGTTAAGATTGGTTAACTTAGCCATGTACCTCTAAAGGAGGAAATATGGCTAATCCAGACCGCCCCAACGGGTTTAAGTTTGTGAAAACGCTTTCGGGTGCCCCTATGGCATCTGTAGTACGTTCTGTCGGTGTTACCGATGGCGCAGATATGTTTAAGGGTGACTTGATCTCTCTTGATACAAATCTAGGCAAGGTTGGCGTAACCAATGATGCTGATTTTCTAGGCATTGCAGTTGGTTTCGGCAAAGTCACGGATATAACTGGTGAATATGCCAGCGCATTCAATCCTGATGACTTGACCAAGCTGTATTATGACGACAGCGCATCAACCCATACCGAATGGCGCGTATTCTATGTGCCTGCTGATGATGCAATTTTTGAAGTTCAATCGGATACCGACATTGATTTATCGGTTGGTGATCCTTGTGATCTTCTTGCAACCACGGCTGGCTCAACTGTGACGGGTATTTCTGGTCACCAAGTTGGCGCTAATACTAATACGGATATGCGAGTAGTTGATATTCCTGCTTATCCTGACAATGATTCTACCCTGGCTAATACGCGCTATCATGTTCGTATCACTCCAGCAGAATTGATCTTCGGATAAGGGGGTAACATGATTACTACAGGTAATTTCGCTAAACTATTGTACCCTGGCCTTAATACGATTTATGGCCATAAGTACACTGAAAAAGCAAAACAATGCGATCAAATCTTTGAGACGCGATCTTCTCGTAGAGCTTATGAAGAAGATATCGGCGTAACAGGATTTGGTTTGCCTTCCATTAAAACTGAAGCCAACGCTATCGTTTATGACGAAGAACAACAGGGCTTCTTAACTCGCTACACTCCGGTTGTATGGGCTTCTGGCTTCATTATATCTGAAGAGGCAATGGACGATGACTTATACGATACTATCGGTCAGCGGCGTACTGAAGGTCTTGCGTACTCAATGCGTCAAGGTGAGGAAATCGTTGCAGCTAACGTGCTGAATCGTGCATTCAATACCTCTTATGTTGGTGGCGATGCGGCTACGCTTATTGCTTCGGCAGGTGGCGGTGGTTCAGCTTCTCATCCTAACGTATCAGGTGGTACATGGACTAATGGTGTAGCAACGGCAGCAGATTTGTCTGAGGCAGCTCTTGAGCAAGCCAAGATTGACATTGATGACTTTCGTGATGATCGTGGCAAGCGTATGCAAGCCAATATCAAGCAGTTGATCATTGCATCAAGTAATCAGTTTGAGGCTACTCGTATTCTCGGTTCCAGTGAGCGTACAGGTACAGCAGACCGTGATTTGAATGCAATGTATACCAACGGTACGGTTCCTAAGATTATTGTTAATAACTATCTTACGGACGCTGATGCTTGGTTTATCCAGACTGATATTCCTAACGGAATGCTGAAATATGAACGTAAAGCAATGGCTTTCGCAGTTGATAATGACTTCGATACCTCAAATGCTAAGTTCAAAGTCACTCATCGTTATAGTCTTGGATTTACTGATCAACGCTGCATGTACGGCTCGCCGGGTGCATAAGTTCCGACAAGGAAATAGAGATTAAAGACCTCCGAGTGGGTGAAAGGCCCGCACATTTTAAATATAGATCGCTGAAAGATGCGAGTTGACTCCCGAGACACGGGAAGGAGAAAACAATATGTC